CCGCCAGTGTCCCCCAGACCGGCGGGGCTTCGTTGTACCTTGCTGACCGTCACCCGGAGGCAACGGAACAGCCGCTGTAAATGCTGCCGGCATACACGCAGGCCGGAACGGGTGCCCTATCCGACAAGGGGCGCAGCGGCCAATCTTCCCGCCTCAAGCGGGGGGCGAGCGCAACGGCCGTAGACCGTTGCTCCGCCGGGGGCGGGAGTGCTGCAGACCCTCCCGCCCCTAGCACCAAGGACAGCAGCCCCCGACCCGGAGGCGCTCTACAAATATCCGGGGACCAGGGTCTCTAGCCCAAACGGTAGAGGCGGCAGGCTCAAACCCTGCACAGTGCTGGTTCGAATCCAGCGAGACCCACTGACGGTGAAAGCCACTGACCAACCATCGCGCACACGCAGTGGAGCCGGTAGCCGTCCACCCATTGACCCAATGCACGTTGAGAGGCTGACGGGGACCCCATGCAATGCAAGGCGACGAAGCGGTCTGGTGATCGGTGTGGGAATCCGCCGATCAAGGGTGCGCTGGTGTGTCGGATGCATGGTGGGAAGGCGCCGCAGGTTGTGGCGGCCACTGCGAGGCGTCGGGCTGAGGCTGAGGCGCGGGAGCAGATGACCCGGGCTGTGACGACGTTAGGCCTGCCGATCGACGTCGACCCGGGCAAGGCCCTGCTGGATGAGATCCACTGGACGGCCGGCCATGTCGCCTGGCTCCGGTCCAAGGTTCAGGAGCTGCAGGATTCGGAGCTCACGTGGGGCCGCACGCAGACGGATACCGGCGTCGGCCCGCAAGGGCCGGTGGACACGGTCACGGAGAAGGCCGCCCCGAACACGTGGTACCAGCTGTACATGGCCGAGCGTGAACACCTCGCCAAGGTCTGCAGTCTTGCGCTGCGGGCCGGGATTGAGGAACGCAAGGTCAAGCTGGCCGAGTCCCAGGGCCTGCTGGTCGCTGACGTGATCCGCCGGATCCTCGGCGCCCTCGGTTTGACGCCGGCGCAACAGCTGCTCGTGCCCGAGATCGTCCCCCGTGAACTGCGCGCCCTCGCCGCCGGCGACTAGCCGAACCCTCAGAAGCTCGGAAGGGCGCCGCCATCCATGAGAACAACGCGGGCATCACCGCTGAGCTTCAACTTCAGTCCGGACACCACAATGGTCACGTTGTAGTCAGTGAAGTTTTCTGAGTCGTCAGTGGCCTTAGTCACCTTGAAGGATTCCAGGGTCCCGATTACCGCCCCTTCGCGATCCGGGCGCTTTACGTAGACCTCCTCGCCAAGATATTTGGCGTGCAGTTTGACTGCGTGAATGTGGGTGTTGGAGTTGTCGAGCCTCAGGTAGTAGTCGTTCATCCGACAATCCTAGCGTTCGCGCTGGAAGCAGATCAGGAGGCTGTCGTGAGCGTGGACATGTGGGAAGCCGCGGCCCGCATGTTCGAACCGCGCACGGCGAAGTGGTCCACGCCCGGGCAGATGGCGCAGGCCACCAACTCCAAGACCATCCAGACCCCGGCGCTGGACCTCATCGACGCCGCCCTGGTCGAAGCGTTCAACATCCCCGATTCCCGGCTCATCATCTGCATGGCCCCGCAGGAGGGCAAGTCCGTCCGGGTGGCGAACGACTTCCCCATCTGGTGCCTGACCCAGAACCCGGACCTCCGCATCGTGACCGCCTCGTACGCGCAGAACCTCGCCAACCGCAATGGCCGCGCCATCCGCAACAGGATCCAGACCACCCCGTCGCTGGATCTCACCATCGCCCAGGACAACGGCGCCGTCCACGAATGGACGCTCGCCGGGCATCAGGGCGGTGTCCTCTCCGTAGGTATCGGCGCCGGCGTGACCGGCCGCCCCGCGGACATGATGATCATCGACGACCCGATCAAGGACCGCAAAGAGGCGGACTCCGAAACCTACCGGGACAACGTGTGGGACTGGTGGACGGACGCCGCGAGCGCCCGCCTCGCCCCCGGCGCGCCCGTGATCGTCATCCTGACCCGCTGGCATCAGGACGACCTCGCCGGCCGCCTCACCGAACGGGACAAGGAAGCGGGCTGGAAGGTCCTCAACATCCCCGCCCAAGCCGATCACCGGCCGGAGAAGGGCGAGACTGACCCACTAGGCCGCAAGCCGGGCGAGTTCATGGTCTCCGCCCGTGGCCGGTCCCTGAAGCAGTGGCTGATGCGCAAGGCCACCGCCGGCGCGAGGACGTGGGCATCCCTGTACCAGGGCCGCCCCTCCCCCGACTCCGGCGGCGTCTTCCCACAAGAATGGGCGCGTTATTCACAGCCCATGTGGATTGAACAGGCCGACGGCACCCGCCGCGTCCCCGGGATCGGCCGCGACGACCACGAACTGGTGCAGTCCTGGGACCTCGCGTTCAAGGACACCAAGTCCTCGGACTATGTCGTCGGGCAGGTCTGGCTGCGGGTCGGGAACACCGCGTACCTACTGGATCAGGTCCGGGCCCGGCTGAACTTCACCGCCACCTGTCAGGCCATCGAAGCGATGAGCGCGAAGTGGCCGCAGGCCGTAGCCAAGTTCGTGGAGGACAAGGCCAACGGCCCCGCCGTGATGAACGCCCTGTCCAAGAAGGTCTTCGGCATGATCCCGATCGAACCTGAAGGGTCCAAGTACGCGAGAGCGTCGGCGATCTCCCCGCTCACCGAGTCCGGGAACGTCGTCCTCCCCGACGTTGAGCTGCTGCCCAACGTTGAGGACCTCATCGAGGAAGCCCGCAACTTCCCCAACAGCGCCCACGACGACACCATCGACGCGCTCTCCCAAGCAGTCAACCGGCTCCTGCTTATGCCGCTCACCGCGGCGGATGACCTCGTCGAACCGGACGAATACGAAGAAGCTGACCTTCGCGGGTACGCCATCACCCCCTACTGATTGGAGGGCCCTGTGCCTGGCATCATGGAAGCCCTCGGCCTGCGCAGCAAGACCACGGAACCGACTGTCGCCGCATGGCGGCTGGAGGACGCCGCGTACCGGCTGGAGACGGCGAACGAGAACCTCGCCCGCCTGCAGCTCATGTACGAGGACGCCGGCTGGGAGTCGCTGACCGCTACCGGCCGGACCGAGTTCACCCGTGAAGGTTTGGGCCGGAACGCGGAACTGTGCCGGGTGATGTTCATCGCCAACCCGCTCATGAAACGCGGCCTCGGCATCCGGGCCTCGTACGTGTTCGGGCAGGGTGTGGAGATCAACGCCCGCGATGAGGATGTCGACGCCGTGGTGCAGGAGTTCCTGGACGATGAGGGCAACCGTGACGCCGTGACCGGCGCGCAGGCCCGGGTGGTGCTGGAGAACGAGCTCGGCACGGATGGGAACGTCTTCCTCGCCCACTTCACCAACCCGCTCACCGGCCGGGTGAAGGTCAGGCCGCTGCCGTTCGATGAGATCGTCGAGATCATCACCGAACCTGGAGACAAGACCACGCCATGGTTCTACCGGCGCCGCTGGGTCGAAACGACCCTGACGTCAACGTTCGGGTCCATCTCCGTGGAGAAGGAAGCGCTGTACCCGGCGCTGAAGTACCAGCCGCTCACCAAGTTCAAGACCTTCGCCCAGGTCCCGGTGATCTGGGACGCACCCGTCCTGCACGTGAAGGTCAACCCGGTCGGGTCCAAAGTCTGGGGTGTCGGCGACGGGTTCGCGGCCCTGCCGTGGTGCCGGTCCTACAAGGAATTCCTCGAGGACTGGGCCACCTTGTGCCGGGCACTGTCCCGGATCGCGTTCCGCGCCTCATCCTCGAAGGCCAAGGCGTCCCAGACGCAACGCGCAGGGCTCGAAGCGCTCAACAAGCTCGGCGCCGGCTCGTCCGTGTCCCTCGGTGAGGGCCAGACGTTGGAAGCGGTGCCGAAGACCGGCGCCACACTCGATTCCGAATCGGGCCGGCCGCTCGCCGCGATGGCCGCCGCCGCGCTCGGCGTCACCGTCACCATCCTCCTCGCCGACCCCGGCATCACCGGCGCCCGGGCCACCGCCGAAACCCTGGACCTGCCGCAGCGCCTCGAAATGCAGGGCCGGCAGGAGGTCTGGGCGCAGGCGTACCGGGCCAGCCTCGGGTACTTGATCGAGCAGGCCGTCATCGCTCCCCGCGGCGCCTTGAAGGGCACTGTGGTCCGTGACGGGGACCGGCTCCTCGTTGACCTGGGCGAGAAGGACGCGACCATCGAAGTCGTCTGGCCGGACCTCGCAGAGATCCCGCTGGACATCCTGATGGCCGCGTTGGAGAAGGCGGACGGGATGTCCGTCATGCCTCCGCTGGAGATCCTCAAGCTGGTTCTGCGGGCGTTGAAGGTCCGGGACATCGACGACATCCTCGACGACGTCATGGACGCGGACGGGAACTACATCGCCCCGGACGTCACCGCCGGCGACACGGCGGCCAAGGCATTCCGCGACGGCCAAGACCCCGCAGCAGCACTGAAGTAAGGAGGCACGGATGGCGGTCACGGCCGATACTCTGCGGATCGTTGACCGCCTCCGCGCCGACCTGGAGCGCATGACGGACGCCCAGACTCTCACCCTCACCCGGGCGTGGGTGGAAGCGTACGACGCGCTGGCGCCGGAGTTTCAGGCCGCCGTCGTTGAGCTCGTCGCCGCCGGCGGCAACGTGTCCCGGTCCACGGTGGCGAAGAACGTCCGGCTCCGGGACGCCCTGCAAACCAGCCGGGCCATGCTGGATGAGCTGGCGCGCTCCACGGAGACGGTCGTGGCCACCGACGTCGGGCAGGCCGTGCTGGACGCGGTCGACGGGCACCACGCCGTCGTCGCCTCCCAGCTCCCGCCGGCCACACCGGGGATCAGCTTTACGCGCATGTCCCCCGACGCTCTGGCCGCGATCGTGGAGCGCACCACCAAGCAGATCCACTCCGCCACCGTGCCGCTCCCGGCCGATGTGGAGCGGGCCATGAAAGCCCAGCTCATCCGAGGCATCGCCGTCGGGGACAATCCGCGCCGGACTGCGTCGAAGATCATGGCCGCCACCGAGCAGCGCTTCAACGGCGGCCTCACCCGGGCGCTCACCATCGCCCGCACCGAGACCCTGGACGCGCACCGCACGGCCACCCGGGCGTCGGAGAAGGTCAACACGGACATCCTCGAAGAGTGGGAATGGCATGCGGCGCTCACGGCCCGGACCTGCCCGTCGTGCTGGGCGAAGCATGGCACCCGGCACCCGCTGGAGGAGTCGGGCCCGAATGATCACCAGAACGGCCGTTGCGCCCGCGTCACGGTCACGAAGTCGTGGGCGGACCTGGGGTTCACCGGCATCGAAGAGCCGGCGTCGCTGACACCGGACGCGCAGGCCGTGTTCGCGAACCTCACCCCGGACGCCCAGCTCGCTGTCATGGGCCCGGCCCGGCTAGAACTGCTCAACTCCGGCAAGATCGCGTGGGCTGACCTGTCCGCGGTGAAGCAGACCCCGGGTTGGCGCGATTCGTACGTCGCGGCGCCGGTGAAAAGCCTGCGTTAGGTCCCGTCACTGAGGGACGGTTCGTACTGCACGGTCCCGCACCACTTGCATGCCACCTCGAGGGACGCCCCGGTCGGGCGCAGGTGGATGACAGACGCCTTCCACTCATGCCCGGGACACTCCCCGGGCACACCCGCGTTGTCGTTCGAATCATCGGCCGTCACGGTCACAGTCTAGGAGCCCCATGACCCAGAAGCCCAGCATCGGCCGGATCGTGCACTACCACCCCACTCAGGCACTGCCGGGAGACGAGCCGTGGGCGGCGCTCATCACTGCAGTGAACCCCCGCGGCTTCCACGCCGAGGACAACAGCATCAGTGCCGCAGTGTTCCTGCCCTCCGGCACGGCCATGGGCTTCCCGAGCATCCCGCACAGCGACACACCGAAGCCGGGCCATTGGTCCTGGCCCCCGCGCACCTAAGGAGACCACCCATGCCGAAGCTCATCACCGAAGCCGGGACCCTCACCGCCCCGTCCGCGACCGGGAAGCTCCTCATCACCCTCATCACTCCGGGGTGGGGATCGTCCGGGTACTACTCGGACAAGGTCCTCGAGCAGGCAGCCAAGGACAAGGTGTTCCCGGCCGGCACTCAGATGCACATCGACCACCTCTCCTCCTCGGAAGAGTACGACCGGCCTGCCGGGTCGCTGACCACGCTGGCCGCTGTGCTCGAAGAGGACGCCACCTGGGATCCGACGTACGTCGACGAAGAGACGGGCAAGAAGGGCCGCCTCGCCGCGCCCGCCCTGCTCGGGTCCAAGTTCCGGCCCGAGATCACCGAGTTCGCCAAGTACATCGGCACCTCCGTCGCCGTCGGCGTGGACATGAAAGCCGGTGAGGCCGAGGGCCGCCGCGGGCAGATCATCGAAGCGATGTACCCGCACAAGCTCAACCGCGTCGATTTCGTCACCGTCGCAGGTCGTGGCGGGAAGATCGACAAGGTCATCGAAGCCCTGGCCTCCCGCGCCCACGAGGTCACCGCCAACGACCTCCGCTCCCAGCTGCGCGAACTCGTCAAGGCCGCGTACGGCGATGACCAGACCTACGTGTGGCTCGAAGACCACGACGACGCCAGCGTTTGGTTCAGCCTCGAAGACCCCGTGAAGGCCACCACCTACCAGGTCGGCTACTCCGTCACCAACGACGTCGCCGAACTCACCGGCGACTCCACCGAGGTCCGCAAGGTCACGCAGTACGTCCCCGTCACCACTCCCGCAGCGGAGTCCGCAACTGTCCCGTCCAATCCGGCCGGGGTTACCGAAAATCAGGAGGAAGCCACCATGGCAACCATTGATGACGTGGAGCTCGCGCAGCTCCGCGAAACCGCCGGCCGGGTTCCCGCGCTGGAATCCGAGAACACCACGCTGAAGTCGGAGAACGCCACCCTCGTCAGGGATGGCCGCACATCCGCCGCGGAGGCCATCGTCGCCGAAGCGTTCGGTGACATCGAGGCCAAGACCACGCGCACGTCGCTGGTCCGCGCCGCCCTGGCCGCCGAAGCGTTCAACCCGGACGAACTCAAGGCCACCGCCGTCGAAGCGGCAGCCGAGATCCGTGCCGAGCGCGGCGAAGGCAACGTCCACGGCGCCGGCGTCACCGGTGCACCCGCCCGCGAGGCCGTCACGGTCGACGACGCGGACATCCTCAAGGCCCTCAAGGGAGGCAAGTAGACCATGAAGAACCAGCGCTACACCAACGCCAAGCACATCGAACTGACCTTCCCCTACGCCCGCGTATCCGGTGAGCCCGTCCGTGTCGGGTCCATCTGCGGCGTGGCCGTGAAGGACACCGCCAACGGCGAGCGCGCCGCGGTCTGGCTGGACGGGTCCTACGACCTGCAGGTCACCGGTGCCGTCGCATCCGAGGGCCTGCCGGTCTACATCACCCCGGCCGGTGCCCTGAACACCACGTCCACGGGCAACTACCTGTTCGGCTTCTCGCTGGGCACGAAGGCCGCAGCCGCGGGCCCCCTCGAAGTCGCCCCCATCGGCTACACCAACCAGACCGCCGCCGGCGCCTAAGGAGCACTGACATGACCGTTCTCAACACCGGCGACATTCTCGCCAAAGAAGGCTTCCGGGTCGCCCCGTCCGTCCGCGAGCGCATGCTCGAGGCCGCGAAGCTGTTCAACGAAGGCGTGGCTGGCCGCAGCGCCGCCGCCGAGTACCGCATGAAGGAAGCGTTCTCCACCTCGGACTTCCCGAAGCTCCTCGGTGCGGCGTTCCAGGTCGAGGCCCGGGACCGCTACCAGACCACGACCCCGGAATGGCAGGGTATCGCCGCCGAACGCAAGGTCGTCGACTTCCGCCCCGCCAAGGTCATCGACGTCAACGGCGGCCGCGACGCCTTCGAAGACGTCTCCGAAGGCGAAGAGTACAAGGGCCGGTCCCTCACCGAGGCCGAGTTCACGTTCTCCGCCGGCAAGACCGGTAACAGCTTCGGCCTGACCTTCGAGGCCCGGAAGAACAACCAGTACTACCAGCTGCTGGACTTCCCCGGACGCTTCGGCTCCTCGGCCCGCGCCACGGAGGACGCCAAGGTCTTCGGCACGTTCGTGAACGCCGCCGGCCCGATCGCGACGTTCTTCTCGGTCATCGGGAACAAGACCCTCACGGCGGACAACCTGCTCGCCGCGTACAAGATCGTGGTGGCCCGGAAGGACGCTGACGGCCTGCCCGTCAACTTCGGCGGCCGCCCGATCACCCTGCTCGTGCCCCCGGCGCTGCAGTTCGAGGCCGAGGCCATCGTCAACGAGCCCGTCGTCTCCAACGGCGGCACGTCGACGAAGAAGAACCCGCTCTTCGGGAAGTTCACCGTGGTCGTGTCCTGGCGCCTGGCCGTCATCGACCAGTCCGCGAACGCGAACACCACGTGGTACCTGCTGCCCCCGAAGGACAGCGACTCGGCCTCCCTCGGCAAGGTCACCATGGTCGGCGAAGAGACCGTGGACATCCGGGTCAAGCGCGACCAGGGCGAACGCCCCGACGGCGGCGCGATCGGTATCGAAGAGGGCTCGTTCAACGACGACACCATCTGGTTCCGCGGCCGCCACATCACCGGCGGCGCGAAGCTCGACACCACGGGCGCTTACGCGTCCACCGGCACCACGGCCTAAACAGTGGACCCGGTGCCCGGCTGTCCAGTTCAGCCGGGCACCACCCCCAACACTTCCGGAGGCGCACCGTGACCGATTACTCGACCCCTGTTGGCCAGGTCCGGCTCCACACCGCCGACCTCGACGCGGCCACCCCTGTTGTCTCGGATGAGATCATCAACGGCTACCTCACCATGCACAGCGGCGACGTGCTGCTGGCCTCCGCTGACCTCCTCGACGCCGTCGCCACCACGGAGCTGTTGCTGGCGAAGAAGATCCGCACCCAGGACCTGTCCACGGACGGGCCCGCGGTGGCAGCCGAGTTGCGCAAGAAGGCCGCCGAACTCCGGGCCCGTGCCTATGAGGCGTCCGGTGCCGGCGCGTGGTTCGACGTCGTCGGCTTCGACCCGGACGGGCACCTCGAAGGCGTGGAGTACCGGGCATGAGCCCGCTGCCGGGCTACAGGGTCATCCCGGACGGCTGGGCGGCCCACCACCGCCCTGTGGCCACAGCCACGATGACAGCGCCGTGCACGATCGGCCGGATCAGTGACGGGCCGGCCCCGTACCCCAAGCCGGACGGCTGGACCGGGGAGGCCCTCATCCACGCCACGGTGTGCCGGGTGCAGGAACTCAAACGCGAGGGCGGCGGCGTGCCGGGCGAGCAGCCCACCACCGAACGCCAATACCTCGTCCCAGTCCCCCTCATCAACGGCGACGGGGTACCCCTCCCGGAGCTCCGGTCCGGTGAACGCGGCGACATCATCCACGCGATCGGCCGGGATCTCCGCGTCATCAACATCATGTTCGGCTCCCAAGAGTTCGAACGAGACCTGATCTGCGTGGACAACCAGACCCAGCAAAACCCAGCGTAGGAGGCACCCGTGGACGAACCCCTCCGCAAGCTCTCCGCCGACATTGCCCGCGCCGCCAAAACCACCGGCGCCCGCGCCCAGATCGTGGTCCGCAAAACAGCGGTCGACATCGAAACCACGGCGAAGCAGACCGTGGCCGTCGACACCGGGAACCTCAAGGGCTCCATCGGGCACTCCGACCTCCGCACCGTCGGCCGCTCCGGAAGCCTTGTTGTGGAGATCGGCCCGACCGCCTCCTACGGCGTGTTCCTCGAGCAGGGTACGTCCCGGATGGCGCCGCAGCCGTTCATGGGCCCCGCCGCCGACCGGCACACGCCCGGCTTTGAGCAGGCCATGGCCCAGCTGGGAGTGGAGGGCCTGAATGGTTGACGTCGAAGCCCTCACCGGCCCCGTGCTCGCCGCGCTGCGGACCATCCCCGGCGTCACCGTCTACGACGGGTACGTCCCGGCTGCTGTCCCGGAAACCGGTGGCTACCCGGACCCGTACATCGTGCTCTGGGCAGGGATCGGCGACAACCCTGAAGAGGCCCTGGCCAACGGAGTGCAAGACACCGACTCGCTCATCTGGGATTTCCAGACGACAGCCGCCGGTGCGGACCCCGGGATCTGCCGCAACGTCGCCCAGGCGGCCGCGAACAAGCTCACCAACCTGAAGGTCGGGACCGGGCGGGTCAAACCCAACCCGGACGGCTTCTCCCAGCAATCCCCCATCCTCGACACCCAAACGACCCCGTCCCGATTCATGCTGCCCCGACCATGGCGGCTGAAAACCAACTAGGAGAACCCATGGCAAAAGACAACTTTGTCACCGCGGTCGGCCCGGACGGCAAGAAACGCCGGGTCCCCAAGCACTACCTCGATAACCCGGCATTCGGGTACAGACTCCCGCCCTCCACACGGGTCAGGGAACCGGCCACTCCGGCCACCGTACGAGCAACCGAACCGGCCCGGCCGGAGAAAAAGAAGGAGGTTAGCGAGTGAAATCACTGGCTGACGGCAAGAAGAAAATCACCCTGCTCACCACGAAGCCCGTCAATGAGGAATCGCCCACCGTGGTGGAGCTCAACGCGGGCGAGGACATCAGCTGCAACGTGCTGGACTCCGACTTCAACTGGACCAACACGGACAGCGCCACCTTCGATGAGAAGCCCGCCTGCGCCAAGGGCCAGGTGCTCGCCCTAGGCGCCAGCAACTACGACCTGGCCGCCACCTTCATCCGCGAATACCTCGAGGCGGGCGGCGCTGATATCGCCGGACTCGACGCCGGGTACCAGGCGGTCAAGACCAAGGGCTCAGTCGTGTGGATCTACGTCCGCGAGACGGAGAAGGACTCCGACGAGGACTGGGAAGCCGCGGACGAAATCTACCTCGGCGGCAAGGTCCAGTCCGACGCGCCGGCCCGCGTGAACAACGACGGCAACATCAAGCGGCGCGTCAAGTTCCTGCCGCAGCGCATGTTCGAGGACATCGCCGTCGCGGCGTAACCAAGCTGCCGGCCGGGTGGTTTTCCAAGGTTCCACCCGGCCGGCG